GAAGAGTACTTGAGCGGCGGACCATCCGAGGAAACGACGGCTGCTCGCGGGACTAAAAAAAAAGACAATTCAATTCACCGGTTTCCCGACGAAACCGAATCGGCTGAAGCGACTGCCGCGTATTTCGCAGAAAACGCAGACGATATCGCCGGCGTTGATTGGCACTCAATAATTGACGACCGGACCACCCCGGTCTGTCGCCAGTTGAATGGCAAACGATGGACTTACCCCGGTTTGAAACCGGTCGGTCACAGGACACCTTGGCCGGGATTTCCGCCGATCTTTTATAATTGTCGCAGTCACGTTCTGCCGGTTATTCGCAAGGTCACGGCGGCTAATCCGTTTCACGACAAGGGCGGTCATTTCACCCGCAAGGGGCAAGGCGTCAGTCCGAAGGCTAAAACGGTCGGCAGCGTAAAGAAAATTGCGCCGGTTCAAGCTCCGCAAAAAGGGGGTCCACCACCAAAGAGTCAACAGAGTGCTGGTGGGTTTGCGGTTGGCCGGGTTCGCGGCGGATTTGTTTTACACAAAGGCGGTCAGACGATCTGGGGTAAAAAGACCGAACACGGTTACACACCGTTCACCACGATGGGTGAGGTGGTCCGGTTCACCAAACGCGTTGCAGCAGCCCCACAGGCCCCGGCAAAGGGCAAACCTAAAGAGGGTTCAGAGGCAAAAGTCCCCCCAACTAAAGTCGGCAGGAAGACTAAGCCTGGCCGGATGACCGATCCGGCCAAAATCATTGAAGCGGCGAATTCTTTGCATAAAGCGGTCAACGAAAAATACGAGCAAGCCCGCCAGGAATACCTTAAAGCGAACGAAGCTTGGCAAACCGGTGGGTTCGAGCGAAGCGAGGAACTCTATAAGAAGGTCAAGGAAACTAATGACGCGCATAATGCCGCGTACAATGAACTGGCGAACGCCGGTCAGAACTTTAAAGATCTGATTTCGATCCATCACAGCGAACATGGCGAGTTCGAGTTCCAGCCCGAAACTCACTACGACCAACCATCAGCGAAAGCAGTGGACCGGATTATCGAAGCCGGTGACTTCGTGCAAAGCATGGTGCCCGAACGGCACATCGCAACTCTTGGCACTGTCAATCTGCACATGGAACATGGGCACGGTCGGGCGACGGCCAATCCTTACGATAAGCGAATCAATATGTATCAGGATTCGGAGGTCCATAGCTACGTCCACGAGTTGGGTCACGTTCTTGAGTACGGCAATAATTGGCACGGTGCGAATAAGGCGTTTCAGGACAAGCGCAACGCCGGGAGTAAACAACTTCTGCTTCGGGACCACTTTAACGACCCCCGATATGGCGATGAAACTTCCTACGAGGATGAGTGGGAGAAGCGGGGAAACTCAGTTTACGCCGGGAAAAACTACCCGGACGGTCAGACCGAGATCATGTCGATGGGTTTGCAACGGATGTACCAAAACCCGATGAAGTTCGCCGTCGAGGATCCCGAGTATTTCACGCACGTCTTTAACCTGATCCGGTCCAAATGAACGCCTCAGTGCAACATCCGACTTTAGGCAAGATCACCTGGGACGGTGACCATGTGACCGTGGAAAACGACCCGGGCGGTTTGGACGAGATGATCGAGCGATGGCTGGAGGTCGGCAGCGATCATTACAGCACCGGCCCGCTCAGTGATCTGGTCGCGGCGCTGAAGCGCATGCATCTCGACGAGGGTCTTACCGACCAGAAAGAGGACGGGACCGAATGGCCCAAGCTAGCAGAAGGAGAGGTCTACTAATGGCAATTGCCAAACGCAGAGACACCAGCCCGCAAGAGGGCAAAAGCAAGTACGGCAACGTCACGTATGCCGATCCCACCAACAAGAAGTATCCGCTGGACAGTGAAACCCATGTCCGGGCGGCCTGGAGTTACATTAATATGCCGAAGAACGCCCAGAAATATTCGTCCAAAGACGTGGCGGCAATCAAGGGTCGGATCAAAGCGGCTGGGAAAAAGTACAAGATCGACTTTAGCAACGGCGATAAAAGCGAGAGCTCGTTAGTGGTCATGGGTTCGTCCACTACCAGCTTCGACGGGGAAGCGCCCAGTCAGATCATCTACATGCCAAAAGGTCAATGGAAGATCACCCCGCGCGTAAACGGTGAGACGAAAGAAGTGGTGGTAACGGTCGATGAGAACACGGCTACCGCTCTCCAGACGAGCTTTGAGCAACGCCTGTCTCAACCAGTGCGTCCGATTGCCGGATTTGATCATAAGCCGGGCAACGCCTCATTCATCCCCAAGGGGTTCATGTGGGACAAGGACAAAGGCGTCTTGCTCAACGTCGACTGGACCAAGGCCGGACGCGAGGCCATCGAAGGCCGGAACTATTCTTATTTTTCGCCCACGTTCTTACTCAATAACAACCGAGTCACCGGATTGGCGGGCCGTGGCGAAATCGGCTCGCTAACCAACTCCCCGGCTTTCGAGGATATCGAACGCATCGCAGCCTCTAGTGACCCTGACGATGCCATCCCAATAAAAACCATGACTAAGCTAGTCACCAAGCTCGTCGAGCTTGAATTGATAACGGCTGAACAGGGGGACGACGAAGACGCTGTTTTCGATGCAATCGTCCATCTGAACTCAGATTTGATGGAGGTTCGGGCGCACAACGCCACACTTCTTCAAGAGAACGAAACGCTTCGCACTGAAGCGGTTCGGGTCAAAGGCAACGAGGCCGACCAGATCATTGCCGCCGCCATCAGCGAAGGCAAGATCCCGAGCCAGAATCATGACTTGATCAAATACTATCGGGCACAACTGATCGCGAACCCCGAGGGAACCAAGATCGCGATCAAGGCCATGAACCCTGCTAAGGAACTCGGCCAGGTCGTGAAGGTTACGGCCGGCGAGGCAGGTGAGAAGGTCGGGACCACGGCAACTAAACAGAAGCTCATGTCTGATCAGCACGCCATCGTGCGCGAGATCCAGGCAGCAAATCCCGGCATGGATTTCAAAACGGCATGGGCTAAAGCCAAGCGGGAACACAAACACGCTTTCATCGAAGCATAGCAACGGAAGTCACTCACTCCTAACAAATCTATGGGAACAATCGGAACCATCGCAAGGTTACCCGCAATTATCGACATTGGGGTGCCGAGCAACTCAACCCTCCTGCGCGGGATGGCTGTTACTATCGACAGCACAACCAAGCTGGCTCGCGTCTTGGGCGCGAGTACTGAGCGCCTGGCCGGATACGCCACCAGTGACGCCGACACCGACATTTTGCAAGTGCCGGTGGCCTGCGGCAAGGGCGGTTTTACCGTCTGGATCAAACCCTCCACCGGTTACACTCCTGTGGCCGGGGATGTGATCTACGTCAACACCACTGCCCTGGACGGTACGTTTTACGCCACGGCTGGCACTAACACCGGAGCAACCCCGCTTGGGTTCATTGTGGACGCCAAAGCAGACGCTTACGGATGCGTCGAAATGGCCTTTTGGAGTGCCTAGGAGGAACACTAATTATGCCAGGATTAACCAAAGATCATGTCCAGTTGCTCACCTTCTCTCAAGGGGTGGTTGCTGACTGGGAACGCACTAACAACATCGCGCCGTGGATCGCGCCCGAGGTTGTCGTCGGTGGTGGAATTTTCCACTACAAAGACTACGGCAAAGGGAATGCGTTCACCCGCCAGGATATGCGGCGGGCTATCGGTGGACCGGCCAAACAACTTGCTTTGGCGGTGACCGATCTGTCTGACCTGAACCGCGAGTACGCCCTGGAAACATTCATTGACGATCAGGAACGGGAGTACAACCCGGTCGACATCGGAGTGTTGGAGGAAAGGAAAATTTCCGATCTGGTCAACACCGCAATGAATAACAACCTTTACCTCGCGCTCGATCTGATGCGGACGCTGACGCCGACTGCGCTTGGTACTGGCGGCGCATGGTCAAACACCGCGAACGACCCGGTAAACGACATCAATATCGCCTGCAAGAACATTGCCGATAACTACGGGATTTTGCCTAACCGGATTTATTTCGACTCCGGGGCGTGGCTGAAATACATCAATAACCCGCTCGTGCGCGGTCGTTTCCAAGGAGTTCTGATTCAAGCCGTAACCCCGGCGAATGCTGCAACAATGTGGAATATCCCGCTCGATTGCCGCGTCAACCAGGGTGCGCTTTACGAAGGCATAAACAACGCCAGCAACTGCACGATCTTTTTCTGCCAGGATGGACCGTCGCAGTACGACACCAGCTTCATGAAGAGCTTCGTGAACGTTGCCGGTCGGTTTACCCGTGTCGTGTCGTGGCGCGACGAGCAGACCAGCTCCGATAAGTACAAGCTCAGTTGGTATCAGAACATCAAGATGACCGGGCAAGTCACCGCCATCATGTTCAATGTCACCTGATTGGCATTGAGTACCAAAAATATGGGTTGCGGAAAAAAACAGATGCACGCCAAAAGCGAAGCCCAGCAGCATCTGATGGGCGCGGCGCTAAACGCCAAACGCGGCGGCAAATCGTTTCCGGCGGCGAAGGCGGTGGCGAGCGAGATGAGCGAAAGTCAACTCGAACGCTTCGCCAGCAAAGGCGGAAGAAAGAAAAAATGAGCGGAGAACTAAAACCTGCTGAACCGGGAACTTATTTCGGCGAGCTTTCAGTTGACGGCGACTGGCGCTGGGAAGGAACGGGGTTACCGGATGACGATTGGGTCCAAATCGTCTCTGCCCCGGAGACTCAGACCAAGGGAACGATCCATAAAGGACACATCCTTTGCTGCAATAGCGCCGATGCCGCTTACCAGACCGATTACAGCGCTAAAGCTGGGTTGGCGGCTTGGATGTTCTACGTCTATCCGCGAAACGACCTGATGGTGAAGTACAACATCTGATGGCCTGGGTACCACTCAGCACTCAAGACATTTCCAACAGTCTGACCGAACAGGAGCAAGATGGGCTCCAAACTCCTTCGGCACAGTCTGATCTGACGGTTATCGTTCAGAGTGTCACCGGATTGGTGCGTGGTAAAGTCAACGCTAACCAACGCAACCAGGGTCATCTCGGGCCGCCCGGGACGATCCCTGACGAACTCTATGCGGCGGCAATTTCAATCTCACGGTTTAAACTTTTAACCCACCTGCCGGGAACTCAGTTAATCACGCAGGATCGACGCGCCGATAAAGATGAAGCCCTTGTGCAGTTAGAGGACGCAGCGGAAGGCAAGCTGGTTGTTGTGCGCGGCGACGATGTGAACGGCCAAACCCCGGTCCTCGGATCGGACAGCGGCTCGACTGCATCCAATCTGCAAGGTCCGTTGGTCCTGACTCCCGGCGAATGGGACATGTGGGAACTCTACTGGTAAAAGCTTATGGGTGCCCCCTTAACAACGAGCATTGGGTTTGATAACGTGTCTTTGCCGGGAACAGCCGGTTCCTACGTGCAGATGCCTGACATTGTCTGCGACGTAGTCGGGTTCGGGAAAACTTCCGGGGATATCCGCTTAGCCGTCAGTGCCAACCCTGGAGCAAGCTATGTGGTTCTGGATACTGCCGCCTCAGGAAGCGGTAACACCGGTCAGGTGGCGATCCCGACGGGGGGCAACGCCAGCAACCTCTACATCGCCAATGATACCGGAACCGCTCAAGTCGTGGGGTTCATGTGGATGTCGCGCAGCGCCATTTTTACCGCTCCAGCCATATGAGCGTCACGGTCAAAGTCGAGGTAGATCCGGATTTTGTCGATGAGCTAGGCAAGGTGCCAGCCGAAGTCGTCGAAGCAGGGTCGATGGCTGTTTACGAGTTTTTGAAGGCTTACCACGGCAGAATGGACTGGAAAGGTCCGCACTGGTTTTCAGGAGCAAACTCCGGCCAGTTTACCCGTGACGTGGTTGAAGGCTGGCAAAAGCCACAAGTCTCCGGGTTAAGCGCGACGATTGAAAACAAGTTCGGGCTTCTGAGTTGGAAGATCAGCGGTGGCACCATCACCCCGCGTGCTGCCAGCAGGCTGACTATCCCTTTGATTTCACAAGCCAAAGGTGTTCGGGCGCGTGAATTCCCCGATAAGCTTTTTCGTGCCGGCTCAGCGTTGTGTCGCGATATCGGCCGGAAATTGGAAGCCGTTTATGCGCTGAAAGAATCGGTCACGCAAAAACCATGGCCGCATGCGATGCCAACCGATGAGGCGCTCTCAGCCGCGTTTATGGAGGGAGTTCAAAAGCTGCCATGACGACACTCA